AACCCCTTAGAATACCCGCTTTTGGCACTTCTAAAGAAGCTATAGAAATATATTACATAAGACCATACAAGCCTTCATTTTACTATTATAGTCCTGTTGATTATCAGGGATGTTTACAATACGCTGAACTCGAGTCTGAAATTAGCAATTATCACATAAATAACATCAAATCAGGTCTTAGTCCTACTATGATGATTTCCTTTAATAACGGAATACCAAATCAACAAGAAAGGCAATTACTAGAAAGTAAGATTGCACAGAAATTTACAGGAAGTTCTAACGCAGGGAAATTCATACTTGCGTTCAACGACTCTAAAGAACAAGAAGCAACATTAACTCCTGTACAATTAAGTGATGCACATAATCAATATCAGTTTTTATCAGACGAAAGCAGCAATAAAATACTTGTAGGTCATAGAATTGTAAGTCCATTTTTATTAGGAATAAGAACAGCAACAGGTTTTTCAAGTAATGCTGATGAAATCAAAAATGCATCCATACTGATGGATAATTCAGTTATTCGACCATTCCAAGAATTGTTGATTGATTGTTTTGATCATTTATTAGCATACAATGATATTGCTTTAAAGCTATATTTTACAACATTACAACCATTAGAATTTACTGATGTAGATACTTCAATACAAAGTAAAGAAGAAGTTGAAGAAGAAACAGGAATTGAAATGTCTAAGGTTCAATTAGATAAAGTAATTGATGGTAAACAAGCCTATGATACTAAAGAAGAAGCTATTGCAATAGCAGAAGCAAATGGTTGTGGTGGTTATCACGAACACGAAGTAGAAGGTGTAACATATTATATGCCTTGTGAAGATCACGATACAGCACTAAAAAAACCTTGTTGGGATGGATATGAACAATATGGAACTAAAATAAAAGATGGTAAAGAAGTACCTAATTGTGTTAAAATGGCTACTACATTATCAAAAGAAGAAGAATTTAATGTAATTGGTTCATTACAAGAAAGTGCAAAATCTATGGGTGATGAATGGGTTGTAGTAGATGAAGCAGATGCAGATCATCCCTATAGTAATGAAGATTGGGCAAACTATTTGATTAAAGAAAAACCAAAAAGCATATTATCTAGAATCAGAAAGGCAGTTAGTTTAGTAGGTGCAACTGATTATAATGTTGGTAGTGTAAATAATGGTAGTGAACCAAGTAGATTAGATTCAAAAAATGGCTTATACAAGATTAGGTATAAATATGCTAGGGGTATGTCAGGTGATCCATCTAAATCTAGGGGATTCTGTAAAAAAATGATGCAACTTACACAACTAGGTGTTGTATGGCGAATTGAAGATATAGATAATGCAAGTTATGCTGCAGATGTTAATGTTCAATTTAGACATAAACCTAGTTTACGTTATGATATTTTTACTTTAAAAGGCGGTATATATTGCCAACATAAATGGGTTAAAGTTTTATATAGATTAGCTAGTAATACAGAAGTATCTGATAATTTAGGTAATTACAATAAAACTAGAACAATCCCAAAAAGCTATATAAAAAATCCTGTAGGAAGTAAAAAGGCTGCTATACCAACAGATAAACAATCAGGAAGGGGAAAATATCCAAGTTAAAAAATAAGATATGCCAACAACATTATTTATAAATAGAACAGATTTAGTTAGAAATTCCATACTCGATGGAAATATTAATACGGATAAATTTTTACAGTTCATAAAAATCGCCCAAGTTATTGATATTCAGCAACTTATGGGGACAAAATTATATGATGGATTGACTGCAGCAATACCTAACATTGATACACCTGCTAATGCAAGGTGGAAAACATTGTTAGATGATTATATTGTAGATATGTTAATTTGGTATGCACAGGTCAATTACCTTCCTTTCGCTGCATATCAGGTTAAAAATGGCGGTGTATTTAAACATAGATCAGAAAATAGTGAAACAGTTAGTAAAGGTGAAATAGATTTTTTAGTTGAAAAAGCTAGAACTAATGCTGAATGGTATTCTAGAAGATTTATTGATTTTATGACATTTAATCAGACTACATATCCTGAATACAATTCAAATGTGAATGACGATATATATCCAAGTTATGATTCAACATTTAATGGTTGGGTATTATGAAGCTAAATCAGAAGTTAAAATATAAACTTGAAGAAAGGAAAAGTAAAAAAGAACAAAAGCTAAAAAGCTATTTGAAAAAAGCATTAAAAATAAAAACAATATAAAATGGCAACATTATTTAATACTAAAATATCAGCTACATATGAAGGTTTAATTAAAACCATTGATAATGCAGCTATTGGTGCAGCATTAAGAGAATTAACAGATGGTAAAGGACAGCAAACAGGCTTGTTTTTAAACACAGCAGGTGATTTTAAAGTATCTGCTATATTAGAATGGGGTTCATTAAAAGATACAGGAACTAATATAACAGTTACAAAGTTTGTTAATCAAGCTGATGGTATAGCTAATAATAATAATGATACTACATTACCTACAAGTGCTGCTGTTAAACACTATGTTGATACTAAATTTGCAGTTACTGATACTTTAAGTGAAGTATTAGGTTTTGGAAATACTACAGGTGGTACTGATATTGCTGTTACAGCAGGTGATAATATTACATTCCATAATCTTAGTAAAGCTATTTTTGGTGTAAATTCTGAGTTTCAAATATTATATTCAGGTACTAATGCATATATACAAAATTTTTCAACTAATTTAATTTTAGAATCTGCATCAACAATTATTAAAAATTTAAGTGCAACTGAAACATTGGCTCAATTTACAACTAATGGTTCTGTTGATTTATATTATGACAATTCAAAAAAGTTTGAAACAACTACAGCAGGTGTTACTATAACAGGTTCTGCTACTATTTCTACTATTGCTAATTCTGTACAAAACAATAATAAATATTTAGTATCTGAATCAGGTGTAATAAAATACAGAACAAATGCAGAAGTTTTAGCTGATATTGGTGCAGGAACAGGTACAATGTCAAGTTTTAAAATTAGTGATAATGCATCAGGAACAAGTCCTGAAACTATTGCACAAGGTAATACAGTAAATATTGCATCATCAACAGGTATATCTACAACAAGAACATCTAAAACAATTACAGTAGAAAATACTGATAGAGGTTCACAACAAAATGTATTTAAAAACTTTTTAGTACCGGGTCAAACCACATTAACTGCTGCTAATAATAATGATAGTATTACATTTGCAAATGGTGGTAATGTTACATTAACAACACAAGCAGGTAATATAATAGGAATTTCTGTTCCAAACAATACTAATTACTTTGTCACAGGTGGTTCTTTTAATACAGGTAATGGTGAATTAACACTATCAGGTAATAATGCAGCAGTTGGTGCTGTAGTGGACTTAGATGGTCGTTATGCACTTAATACTGCACTTGCAGGATATTTACCTTTAACAGCAGGAAGTTCATATCCATTAACAAGTTCATTATATTTAAATGATTATGTTGTTCACAATGGTGATGCTAATACATATTTTGGTTTTTCAGCTAATGATAAAATTATATTACACGCAGGTGGTAATGAGCAAGTATTAGCAGATACACAAAATGTTTATTTAAGATCACAAGGTGTAACAAAATTATCTACACAAACAACAGGTATAAAAATAGCAGGTGGTATTTTAGATGTAAATGACCAATTAGGAACAGCAGGGCAATTACTTTCAAGTACAGGTACTGCATTAGATTGGGTTGATGCACCAACAGGTGCTACAGTAGGTGGTTCTGATACACAAATACAATATAATAATGGTGGTGCTTTTGGTGGTGTTTCAGGATTTACATTTGATGATGTAAATAATAGATTATATTTAGATACAACAAGGGTTGTGATAGGTGGTTCATCAAGTTTTCAAAATGGACTTACTGTAAATGATCCTGCTGAATTTAGAAGTGTAGTTGAATTTGCTGATGGTACTGCATCTGCACCAAGTATTACTTTCTTTAATACAGGTGATGATAATACAGGTATTTTTAGGGTTACTAGTGATACTATAGGTATTTCTACTGCAGGTACAGAAAGGCTTAGAATTAATGCAAGTGGTGCTTTTGGTTTGTCAGGTGCTAATTATGGTACAGCAGGACAGGTTTTAACATCAAATGGTAGTTCTTCTGCACCGACTTGGCAATCAGCAGCAGGTGGTTCTATTGGTGGTTCAGGAACAGCTAATACAGTACCTATTTTCACAGCAGGTACTACATTAGGTGATTCAAGAATAACACAACCTAATTCCTATCAAACAGTAATGTCTGCATCAGGTGGTATGACATTAGATGTAAAAGCTAATGATGGCAATGAACCTGCAATAAGATTATTAAATTCTAGTAATCAAGGTTGGTATATGCGTTTAGATTCAGGACCGACTTTTACAGTTAAAAATGTTGGTGGTAATTTAACTGCTTTTAGTATTGATAGTAGTAATATTAAATTAAGAAGTTCAAGCAATGCTGATGGGGTTGTTTACAACAGGTCTACAAATGCAGTTCAAACAACAGGTAGTTTAGGGGTTAAAATGGCTGCATCATATCCATTATCTGTGGATGGTATTATAGCAGCATATGGTAATATTCCTGCAATTAGATTAGTAGCAAATTTAGGTAGTCCTGCTCTTTATGATATACGTAATGATGGTGGTGTATTTGAAGTTAGGGATGTAAATAATGGGAAAGAATTATATAATGCTATTAGTACATCTTCAGGTTATCATAAATTTTTCATTAATGGTACTGAAAAAATGGAACTTAATAGTTCAGGTAATTTGGCTGTTGATGGTACAATTACAGGAACATCATATACATCACCTACAAATACAACATTAAAATTAGATAGCTTTGGTAATACAGTAGCTGAAATAATGGGTAATGCTGCAAATAATAAAGCAGGTGCAATAAGATTTAATTGTGACCAAAATAGCCACGGAATTACAATAAAAAGTCCACAACATAGTGCAGGTGCAACATATACATTAACATTACCTAATGCTGATGGTACATCAGGTCAAGTTCTTAGTACAAATGGTAGTGGGCAATTATCATTTATCACAGCAGGTGGTGGTGGTGCTACTTCATTAAATGGTTTATCTGATGTTACAATAGATACAACAAATGATTCTGCTTATTTTATTAGCATACCATCAGGATTATCCAATGCATCTAATAATATAGTTATTGGTGAAGGTGCAGGTAGTTCAATAGTTAGTTCAGGTGGAAATACTATTATTGGTCAAAATGCTATGAAAACAGCATCAGATAATAATAGAGAAAATAATACTATAATTGGTTATCAAGCTGTAGAATTAGCATCATCTCAAATTTTTGAAACTGTTATTATTGGTAAACAAGCAGGTTACAATATGAATAACTGTGGTGAAACTACATTGATTGGTTATCAAGCAGGTCAAGAAGATAATCAATATGGAGTAACAGCAGTTGGTCATTCAGCTAGTAGAAGTGGTAATGGATATAATTCAGAACATTTTGGAAATGGTGCAGGTGAACATTCTAATGGTGCATATTGTATTACTATTGGAACTGCAGCAGGTAGAAATTTAGATGGTAATTATTCTATTGGTATAGGAAACAGGGCAGCTACTAATAATGATGCAGAAGGGCATATATCAATAGGTCGTGATGCAGGTTATAGTAATACATCAGGTATTTATAATACTAATATTGGTTATTATGCAGGTTCTAATAGTAGCACAACTAGTTCAAGAACTAATGTTGGATATGAAGCAGGTAGATATAATACTGCAGATTCTAATACATATATTGGTTCACAATCAGGAACAGGTGTTTCAGGTTCTTCATCAGGTAGCAATAATGTTGGATTAGGAAGAAAGGCAATTTTTAGCCATACTACAGGTTCAAGTAATGTTGGTGTTGGTAGTAGTTCATTAGAGCAAATAACAACAGGTAGTTTTAATACTGCTATTGGGTTTCAATCAGGATATAATGCAACTACAGGTAGTAATAATACAAGTCTTGGTTATGGTGCATCACCAAGTAGTTTGAATGCATCAAACCAAATTACAATAGGTAATTCAAATGTTACTTTACTTAGAATACCTGGTCTTGGTTCTACAGATGGTCATGTACTTACATATGAAGCTGCTTCAGGTGGTATTGTATTAAAAGCTGCAGGCGGTGGCGGTGCTTCAAGTTTAAATGGTCTTACAGATTGTTTAGTTGATACTGCTTCT